ATTTCAAGGACTTTCTACCATCTTTTGAAAGAAATTCCAATGTCACTAGTTTCTCAGGCGTATCTACTTCAGGTATTTCAATGACCTTTGCAGAATACAGACTATATCCTGTGCCTGCTCTCCTAACCTCATCCACCTTTACTCTAACAATAGCACCAATATCCACGTTTTCTTTCGTGTTTAGTGCTTTCCCAACCTTCAGGTAAGTCTTACCTTCGTACTCTGTGCCTGTGTGTTCTCTAGCCTCTTCCCCCGATAATGGGCCAACGCCAACAGTGTAAGAATACAAGTTGGACTTAGTTTTCTTCTTCTCCAACACTATTACATCTAAGTCAACGAATTTCTTGAATTTAATCCACTTAGGGTTTTTCTTAGTGCCAATGTAATAGGTTGATTCTATATCTTTTATCACTACCCCTTCTGAGGTTTTTGATTGCATAATGTCTTTTGCATATTTGTCTATTTCGCCTAACGAGTCTGCTATTCTCGTATTCTTTTTGTTTGGAAATTCTAGTATGTCTTCTGAATGCTGCGACAATTGGTACTGAAGTATGTTGATTCTCTCCCTCAATGGATTGTCCGTGTGGTCTTCTCCATCATGGGACATTATATCGAATACCTTGGCTTTGAGTGTAGCGTCCTTGTATTTGTTCTTGAACAAGTGGGCTATTGTGTCTGCTCTGTGTAGAGGTTCATCCCCATCATACAGTATCAATTCTGCGTCAAGTATCAAATCGCCAAATTTCTTCTGCTTCAATATCTTGATTATATCCTCGCACTTTTCAGAGATGTCCTTCTGATTGTAAGAGTATATCTTTACGTTGCCGTTTGTCTTGTGCATCTGTATTCGGATTCCGTCATACTTCTCCTGTACTACCCATTCTCCTGTGAATCCCTTCAATTCGTTTATGTCATCAATTTCAAAGATTCTATACATCGGCTTGTTAGGCACGATGAATTCTATCTCAGCCTTCTCTTCTTCGCTTTTCTTCAGGTCTAAGTCAACTAGTTCATCCCAATCTTCTTTTGATTTTCCCTCTAAGAACACCTTTTCTAGTAATTTCAACGCTGCCTCAAATTTATCCTCTACTCTATCATTGTCATCATTGTCATCACCATAATGCTCAATGATGTATAATGGTACATCCTTCAATGCTAAATCCAATCCTTCTGCACCTTGAGTAATCTTATCGGGCTTGAGGTCATGCTTCTCCCATGATTCTTCACTTATTGCTTCGGAGTCTGAGCGCAGCGCATAGTGTACGAACATGGCAAATATTGGAGGGGAGCGTAATAGATTAGCAATGACATCATCACCCATCTGCCTAGCGAATGGGTCATTTAATTCAGAAGAGTTGAATCTCATCTGCTTGATAGAATCATATAGTTTCTTAGCATCATATGACTCAGGGTTAAGTGCATTCTTGCTGAATACATCTTCCTCTGTTAGATACTTCTTTAGCAGTGAGGAGAATTCTCCCAACCCATCGAAATCCTTTCTTATTCTCTTTACGCTCTCCACCCAATTCTTTCTATATTCCTTTGGGTCTTCCTTTGCTGATAGGTAGTTATACCTAACATCTTCATAGAAATCCAAGATACGCTTCGCCAGTGCTTTGTTTTGCTTGCCGACAAAGACTGCCTTTAGAAGCATATCATTCCTTTCCAAACTCAGGTCTAATTCCCTCTAACGAGTCTACTTTCTCTTCAGCAGGTTTCTTCTTGGGCCTATCAACATCAACTGTTTCGCCTTCTAGTTCAACTGTCTCTTCTAGTGGCATCTCATTGAAGTTTAATATCTCTACTGCCTCTTTTGCTTTTGCTACGGCATTGCCTATCAATTCTTCAATCCTATCTTCTTTGCTTATCTTCTTTGGTAATAAATCATCCATTTTACATACTTCCTTCTATCTTTGAAACCATATCATTGATTTCCTTCCATTCCATCTTTGCTATCTTATCATCAGACACTGAGGCTTGATTGCCAACAATCGATGGGGTCGGTGTTGCAGCAACAACGAAGCCTGACTTCATCAGCAGGTTGTTATCATTATATACAGCACTCTCTAATTTCTTCACTTTCTCTACTAATTCTTTCATTAGTAATAACATCTCATTTTGTTCACTCATTTTTTTCATCTCCTAAATCTCCTTTGCTTTTTGGATATACTAGTCCTCTAAGTTGTCTGTATAGAGTTTCGTAGTCCTTTCTCAATTCAGATGCGGCTGCAATTAAGGAGACATTGGCCTCATCTATCTTATTCATTTTCTTGAGCATCTTCTTGTCCGACTTCATCATATCAAGTGACTTTAATTCTTTTACTAAGTCACTCATTTTGGTGAAGTCTTGACCACTAGGTTCAGAGGTTTGAATCAGTTTCTTTAGTTTCTTCTTTTGCTTAGGACTTACCTTTTGAAGTAAATCGCTGTCCTCTTTCAGTAGTTGGCTTTCCCATGTCATCTTCTATTCCTCCTGTTGTACCTATTTTCATTGAATTGCCCGTCGTCATCATAATCAGACTGTCTTCTACTAGTATCATAGTCTCCTGTGAAACGATGTCCTCCTACGGTGTCTCTTATTCTACCGTTCTTTGTCATCTTCTGCCAGTGCTTTTTACACACCCTAAAGCCACACATTCCACTGTCTGAGTATTGGTCATCGTAAGGGACTGAACACCAGTATTCTGCGCATTCTTTGCACTTGCCGGGAGTATCAGGATTGCTCTTTGACTTCCTTCTGTCGCTCATGCTACCATC